CAGCAGGTGTGTAACTCAAACCTGAGGGCTGCCAAGCGGTACGGTAAGAAGTTTGTAGCCAGGACTGAAGACGGGGGGGTACGGGTATGGAGGATCGTTTAAACGACTTATTGGATAAGTTGATGTTGGTTCATCTGGAGAAGGTATTAGACCTATTAGAGGATGAAGACAATGATGAAGACGCAGAGGTGTATGAGGCGGCTAAGAAGTTGTTTGTTTACTTTGGAGGTGAATTAGATGAGTATTAATGTGAACGGTGCAGAGGTGATTGAGGAGTTGATCCAGACGGCTGAAGAGGCTGCGAGGAAACAGTACCTTGATCGTGTGTGGTCGATGAACAAGACTGAGATGTTTGGTGAGTTGATGCGTGTGCACACTGAGAGCAATCGGTTATTGCTGGTGGCTCAGACGCAGATACAGGCGCTACAGGCGCAGATCTTAAAGTATGGCAACCCAGTACACTAAGGAACTGTACAAAAGCCGTGTAGACCTCATGGTGCAGATGCAGCGTGCTTTAGCTTGCCGAACCAAGAAGCAAAAGATTAAGCTCGCCCGCGAGTGGAAAGAGAAATACTCTGAGAATATGTACAAAGAGTTGATTGCGTGTGCAAAAGATAAACGTGTACGCGCAAACATTGCAAACTGGGAAAACGATGGCCGCATTTAATCTGCAACAGTTCTACAACTTTTGTAAGCAGCTCAAGATTGAAACCAAAGAGCAGGGCTTACGCAAGATGGATAACTTGCTTGGCACCCAGAAGTATGTGATGAGTGAGATTGCCAAAGGACTTGAAGAGGATGTTCACTTCTTTACGATTCTCAAAGGCCGCCAGTTAGGCATTACAACCATTAGCCTTGCACTTGATCTGTACTGGCACTTTATTAACCCAGGTCTTCAGGGCACGCTAACAACCGATACTGAAGAGAATCGGGATATGTTTCGTTCTACCTTGTCGATGTACATGGAAGGCTTGCCAAAAGAATACAAGATACCGGTGCTTACGCATAACCGCACACAGATGAGCCTGAAGAACCGCTCTCGTTTGTTCTATCAAGTAGCCGGTACAAGAAGTAAGGGGACGCTAGGCCGTGGAAAAGCAATCACATTCCTACATGGGACTGAAACTTCGTCATGGGGTGACGAGGAAGGACTTGCCTCACTACTGGCGTCTTTGGCTGAAACCAACCCAATGCGAATGTACATCTTTGAATCTACTGCCCGTGGATTTAATATGTTCCACGATATGTATACCACTAGTAAAAGAGCACGCACGCAGCGCGCCATTTTTTGTGGCTGGTGGCGCAATGAACTGTATTCACTTGATCCTAAAGGCAAGACTTATGAAGTCTATTGGGATGGAAAACTCACCGGTGAAGAAAAAGAGTGGGTGCGTGACATCAAAAAGCTCTACAACTTTGAAATCAACTCCCGTCAAATAGCCTGGTGGCGTTGGAAACTTCTTGAAGGTATTAAGGATGACTCTTTGATGTACCAAGAGTTTCCGCCTACTGAAGACTACGCCTTTGTGATGACAGGTACGTCATACTTCTCAAACGCTAGGTGCACAGATGCCGCTAAGATTGCTAAGAAAACAACCTGCGACTACTACCGCTACTCCTTTGGTGCAAACTTTCAAGACACCAACGTGCTCAAATCCACCGAACGTCTTGCCTCACTTAAGGTCTGGGAGGAACCACTCGATACTGCTTACTACGTTATCGGTGCTGATCCTGCCTATGGTTCTAGCGATTGGGCTGATCGGTTTTGCATACAAGTCTATCGAGCCTACTCCGACGGTTTGGAGCAGGTCGCGGCGTTTGCCACCAGTGAAATGAACACCTATCAATTTGCGTGGGTGATTGCTCACTTAGCAGGAGCGTATAAGAACTCTACGCTTAATCTTGAAGTCAATGGACCAGGTCAAGCCGTCATTAACGAACTCCGTAATCTCAAGCGCCTAGCTGCCAACATGGGTAACTCGATGGGTGCGTCTTTGATGAACGTCTATGCGTCGATGACCAACTACATCTGGAGAAAGAACGACTCTTTAGGCGGGATGTCTTCTAGCATGGGATGGTTGACTACCTCGGCGACTAAAGAAAGAATGCTGTCCTACATGAAAGACTATTTTGAGCGCGGCATGATGGATATTTTGGATATGGATACCATTGAAGAGATGAAGACCGTGGTGCGTGATGGCGGGTCAATAGAAGCCTCTGGACGCAACAAAGATGATCGCGTCATTGCAAGTGCCTTAGCTGCTGCTGCCTTTGCCGAACAGGTGCAACCTCAGTTGATTGGGCGCAAGATTAGCCGCATGGTATCCAAGGTTGAACAAAACTTTACCTCTGAACAACTCGCTGTCGGGCGTAACGTTAGCGATTATTTAAAGAAGATCGGTGTCTATGGTTCCGAAAACGTACCACTCTAAAGCTGAATTACTGAAAATAATTCACAGATTCTTGTCTGATAAAGACCGTGGCATTAGCATTAAATTGTTTGCCGAACTTTGCGGTATAGATCAAAAATACATAGAACGTGTCTTTCTCTTGCAAACCCATCCTTTAAGCGAATACGTTCAGCGGCGGGTAAGCAAAGGTTGGGATGAATGGCGCGGTGGCCATGTGGCAATTATGAAGAACCAAGACAATACAAAGTTTGTGCAGTACCGCAAGACCCCTAAGTCTTTAGCAATGCGCGGCTATGGACTACAAGTGGTTGGGGGCGAGATCAAGTTAAAACTTGGGATCAAGAACCGCGCAGACTATTCAGACACACTTGCAGACCAGTTAGGGGATTAATATGTCACGCATACTACGCGATTACAAATGTCAAGAACACGGTTTCTTTGAAGGTTATGAGGCCGTTTGTCCAGAGGGGTGTACCGATTATGTTCTCCAAGTTTTTCTCCAGGCTCCTGGGTTTAAAAGCGATAAAAGTAAAGCCGCCGACAAGCAACTCAAGCAACTCGCCAACGAATTCGGAATGTCAGACATCAAGTCCACCCGTGCCGGTGAAAACCAAGCCGGTTACCTCACCCGTAACAACAAGTTCAGCGAAAAAGAGTACGCCGAAGCCGAAAAGTACGCCACTCCCAAAAAGCGTGGCCGCCCCCGCAAAGATGCCCAAAACCAACCTCAACCGCAAGCGGACGCGCCGCGCGAAGCCCGTGCTGGTGATGCCGCAATCTGGGGGGGCGGGTTCCAAGGGATGAATATGCAATCTGTGCTTGCCGGACAGTTTGGTAAATCTGTAAACGGCGAATCTGTGGGCTTGACACCGCGTGCCGCAGGGATCAATAATGGGCCTGTAGTCCACCCTCAAGGTACAATGCGTGACCCTGATAACTTGCAGATCAAAAAATGAGAATCCCATCATCACCTAATGAACGCGAGGATTTCTACTTAGACCTAATGCAGAAGTGCATGGTGTCTAGAGAAGAGCGCAAGGGTGATTATGCGATCAATCGTGCATACTACTTGTTTGGCGCGGGGCCGGAAGAACCACCTGCGTACTTCAACAAAGTAAATCCGCACCTTGACCAACTCACATCTTTTCTGTATTCCGCTGAATCCACACGCTTTAGTATCGCGTTGGGTGCTTCAGTCAAACACGATGAACACCGCAAAACACCTAGTCTTACGTTGGCACTTAACGACGAATGGCTAAACAGCAATGCTGACCAAGTATTTTCAACAGCATTGACTTGGGCGCTGGTCTACAACACCACCTTTGTCAAACTGGTTTACAACAACGGGATTCACCCGTACATGATTGAACCAAGCGCGATGGGTGTGCTGCGCGAGGACTTGCCCTATACCAACCGGCAAGAAGCTATCTGCCAACGTTATTACATCACCCGTTCTGAACTGTACTCACGCTTGTACTCGCATCCCAAGCGCGAAGCCATTGTGAAGCGCGTGACCACAGGCATCAAAGTATCTGAGTCTGACATCCCCGATGCGGTGAATCGGATTGTGCTTTCTCAAAGCAATCCCACCATGTATGGCCAAGTCAACATGGATTTGTACGGCCAAAACCGTTACAAAGCGCGTATTGCTGAAGATACCGTTGAGATGCACGAGCTGTGGGTGTGGAACGATGACACAATGGACTATCAAGTCGTTACGATGGCTAGTCCGGACGTCATTGTCTATGACCGCCCAGGCGCATCGTTGTTCTTAAAAGGCGAATGCCCATTCACGCAACTCTGCCCCAACCCGCTTTACGATTATTTTTGGGGTGCCTCTGAGGTTCAGAAGCTGCAATTGCTTCAAGCCTTGCGTAATAACCGTATGGCTGAAGTCTTAGACTTGCTATCCAAACAAGTAAACCCTCCTACAGCCTTGTCAGGCTTTACTGGCATCTTAGATGAGAAGAACTTCTCTCTTAACCGTGCCGGTGGTTTGCTTGCAAGCGATATGCCAAACTCTAAGGTCGAGCGTCTTGCACCTGAGATGCCAAGCAATCTGTTTGAAGTCATTCACGAAATTGATGATATGTTTAGCGAAGTGTCGGGTATTAGCAACGTTTTATCCGGCAAAGGCGAGGCTGGTGTGCGTTCTACCGGCCACGCAAGTCAATTAGCCCGTTTAGGCTCAAGCCGCGCTAAGAAACGCGCACTTATCATTGAAGACAGCCTTGAAAAAGTTGCAACGTTGTATCTCAAGCTCATACAAGCTTATGATCCGACGCATTTTCAAGATACAGAGGGTGTGCCGTTCATTGCAGAACAATTTACTAAAGATTATGTAGTAAAAGTTGATGCACATTCAAATTCGCCAATATTTACTGAAGATACTAAGCAATTAGCCTTCCAGTTGCATAAAGTCGGGGCAATTAGCAAAGAGTCGCTCATTGATCTGACAGAACCACCTATGAAACAGTTGTTAAAAGATCAACTTAAACAAATGGAAGCCAAACAGGCGGCCGCACCTAAACCAGAGGGTGGGCCTAAGCCTAAAGCGGTTCCAAAGGCGGCGTAATGGCAGATCAAGTACAACCTAAAGCAGATCAACCTAGGGTTTCTACTGAGTCCCTAAAAAGAGGTGAAAGTTCACCGAATTTGCAGTATCGTGTAAATGCAATTAAGTCACCCGAACGTACTTCTGGAAGAAAGAATTATGGTCGTGCGACTAGATAGAATACCTGTTCAGGGTATAGGGTTTGGCTGCCTTCCCTTAAATTTGGTGGCCGTCATTCTACAAGGAGTGCACTATGCGTAAAGCTCGCAAAGGCCGTAAATCACGCAAGTAATCATTAGGGGTTAAACCCTGTGATTATCGTGTAGCCGATAAGTCCTGCCGAGGGTCGGGAACAAAAAAAATAACTCCTCCTCTTGACAAACGCGTACAGAAGATTATTCTGTCGCAAATTACTTAGGAATTGATTATGGCTGTACCACCAGATCAGTTAATGAAGTTGATGGCAGGTCAAAAAGACAAAGCCACACCTGGAGGCTTGCCCCCGCCCGCTGATAACACAATGGGAATGTCTGATGGTGCAACGCCTCCGATGGGCGCACCCATGTCAACTCCCGAACCTAAGATGGGAAACCGTGAAGCCTCGATGATTAATCTTGGCATGGCGCAAGATATGCTTGAACAAGCCTTGCCAGCCATTGGTTCACAAACGCCTGAAGGCGAGAAGATCATTGCAGCTATCCGCGCTATCACCGGTGTGATCGGGCCGCGCAAAGCAAAGACTGGCGAACTTCAACAGTCAGAAATCTTGCAACTCTTGCAAAACCTGCCACAGGCTGGCGGTATGTCGCCGCAGATGCAAGCAATGAACAAAGCACCTTTAGTACCTGGATTGCCACCTGGCGGCACACAACCGTTGCCACCCGTGGGCGGCCCTGCTTCTACCCCTCCTCCTCCACCTCCTCCAGGCGGTGCCGGTGGACTTCCTCCCCCTCCAGGCGGCGGTATGCCGCCCCCAATGTAAAGGAATCAAAATGGATTTGTTTAAACCACGCGGCGCATCAAGCCCACGCAACCCTACTGATAACAACCAAAAAAATGGTCAGATTATCAATACACCACGTTACTCACAATTTGGCGGCTTAACCTCCGCACCAAAAGCCGGATACAAAAACATGATGACCATGTCGCGTCCTGGCGATACCAAAAAAGTTATTTAATCGAAGTTAGGGGATAGCCATGAGTTTAGAAGACATTTCACTAGAACAGCGCGACCAACTCGCAATGCTGATGAAAGACCTATCAGACAATCCAACCACACGGAAAGAAACTCTGAAACTGGTCAAGCAATTGCGTCCAAGTATGTCGGTGCCTGAGTTGGATTTGGAAGAAAAAACAAATTCTGCTTTGGAACAGATGCGCGCTGAGAATGAAAAGATTCGCGGCGAACTCATGGAAGCCCGTCAATTAGAGTCGCTTGAGAAAAAGCGTGCAAAACTGATTGCAAACGGCAAAGCCCGTAACGACGAAGACATTAAAGAAATCGAGAAAGTGATGCTCGAGAAACGTATTCCAGATCACGAAACAGCGGCTGAGTATTGGGATTGGATGAAACAATCCGCAGAACCCACGCCTACTGGATACAACCCAAGCGCACTTGGCAAGTTTGATTTATCGAAGTACATGAAGAATCCAATCGGTGCAGCACGCAACGAGGCAGCGGCAGCCCTAAACGAGCTACGCGGAAATCGTCGGCCAATTGGAATTTAAGTGGCAGTTCTAGGGGATAAGTTTGTTGGGCGGCTTATGCCGTTTGTTAATTCAGGAGATTAATTATGCCTATTGGCGGCGGAATTCTACCTGCAAGTGGCTCAAGTCAGTACAACGAACTGACCTACGTTACGCGCAGAGCGTTTATACCCAAGCTGGTTGTTCAGCTTTACAACTCAACCCCCCTTATGGCTGCTTTGATTGCAAACAGTCAGCAAGCATCAGGCGGTGTGAGCCAAGTCACAGTCCCAGTTCAGGGCGCACAATTCGTTAATGCACAGTGGTCTGATTACTCTGGTTCATTTAACCAGCCATCAGTTCAGCAAGGTGCGTTTAACGCTGAGTTCAACCTTAAACTGATGATTGCTCCAGTACCATTCTTAGGGATGGAAGGTGCGGTTCAGCAAGACTACGCAATTATTCCTCTGATCGAAGCGCGTATGAATGACGCGACTAACGTGATGATGGATGCAATGGCCACAGCCTTGTACACCAACTACACCAACACCCAACAGTTTATTGGTTTGCCTGGTGCAATTGATGACGGTACTAACCTAACGACTTACGGTAACATCAACCGCTCGACTTACACTTGGTGGAAGTCAAAGGTTTATGCAGCCGGTAACGTTAACCCAACCCGTCAAAACATTCTCCAGTACATTTCAGGCACCGTTAAAAACGGCGCAGAAGTGCCGACGTTTGGTGTGTGCGGTTTTGGTACATGGACATTGCTTGCTCAAGACTACGTTGGTCAAGAACAGTATGTCATTACCCCAGGCCACGGATTTGATGGCGATAACAACGGCCCACAAGCAGCGTTTCGCGCTTTGATGGTTGCCGGTGTGCCAATCTATCCCGATCCATATTGCCCAGAAGGCACGGTCTATTTCATCAACAGCAATTACCTCTCACTGTACATCCATGAGCAAGGCTCATTTGTGTTTACCGGCTTTGAGTCAACCTTGCCTAACTGGCAGATTGGTTACGTCGGTGCGGTGTTGATGATTGCGGAATTGGTTTCTACCAAGCCCAAGTCGATGACCCGTGTGTCTGGCTACAACTCAATCTCGATCTAAGGAGAACAGTCATGGCACTTGGTTTAAATAAAATCCTTATTTCAGGCGCAGGAGCAAACACTCCTGGTGC